TAGATTACTCTATTCAATTATCAAAAATATTCTACCAGAGATTTTTAGATGATGAACACATAACTTTATTCTCACCGCACGAGGTACCTGAACTATACGAGGCCTGGGGTACAGAAAAGTTTGATGATATATATGTAGCGTGTGAAAAGAAAACATCTATAAAAAAGAAAAAGATTTCAGCACAAGTTTTATTTCAAAGTATGTTAAAAGAAAGAGCAGAGACGGGTCGTATCTACATTATGAATATTGACCATTGTAACACTCATTCTTCTTTTAAAGATATTGTTACAATGTCAAATCTGTGCCAAGAGATTACTTTACCTACAAAACCAATACAACATATAGATGGTGAAGGAGAGATTGCCCTGTGTATATTATCAGCAATCAATCTAGGAACGTTAAGAGATTTTGACGAATTAGAAACACTATGCGACCTATCAGTACGAGCACTAGATGAGATTATAGAACATCAACAGTATCCTGTTAAGGCAGCAGAGATATCAACAAAGGCCAGAAGAAGTTTGGGTATAGGTTATATAGGTCTCGCACACTATCTCGCAAGAAATAAAGTAATGTATTCAGAAAAGGCAGCATGGAAACTAGTAGATGAATTAACTGAGGCGTTTCAATTTAATCTATTAAAGTCAAGTTTAGAATTAGCTAAAGAAAAAGGTAAATGTGAATACTTCAATCGTACAAAATATTCTGACGGTATCTTACCAATTGATACTTATAAAAAAGACGTAGATGAGATAGTAACCAGAAAACTATCATACAATTGGGAGAAGTTACGTAAGGAAATTGTTGAGCATGGCCTTCGACATAGCACACTCTCTGCTCAAATGCCGTCAGAATCGTCTAGTGTTGTATCTAATGAGACTAACGGTATTGAACCTCCACGTGATTATATGTCTATTAAAAAGTCTAAAAAAGGTCCATTAAAACAAATAGTGCCTAACTACAATCAATTAAAGAACTTTTATACACTATTATGGGATATGAAATCTAATGATGGGTATGTAAATATAGTGGCCGTTATGCAGAAATATTTTGACCAGTCTATAAGTGGTAACTGGTCTTATAATCCAGAAAATTACGAGAGTAAACAAACACCAATGTCAGAAATGATTAAAGACTTATTGAACACGTATAAGTATGGATGGAAGACTTCGTATTATCAAAATACGTATGATGGAAAGAAAGATGAGGACGAACCGGCACATCCGATAGATTATGATACACCTACAAACAAATCTAGTGAGGTTGTATCAGAGAGTGATGAAGATTGTGAGTCGTGTAAGATATGAGTAGATCAGTTTTTAATAAGGCAAAAAATTTAGATTTCACTAAAGCAAATATGTTCTTTGGTGAAGATTTGGCTGTTCAAAGGTATGATACATTTAAGTATCCTATCTTTGATAAACTAACACAACAGCAACTTGGTTTCTTTTGGAGACCTGAAGAAGTATCTTTACAAAAGGATAGAAGTGATTATCAGGAATTAAGACCAGAGCAAAAAAATATATTTACATCTAATTTAAAATATCAAACAATGTTAGATAGTGTACAGGGTCGAGGTCCTTGTCTAGCATTTTTACCGTTCTGTTCGTTGCCAGAACTAGAAGGCTGTATCGTAACTTGGGATTTTATGGAAACAATTCATAGCAGATCCTATACATACATTATTAAAAATCTTTATGCGAACCCTGGTGACGTATTCGATACGATCATAGAAGATAAGAAGATTGAAGAACGAGCAGATACCATTACTAAAACTTATGATGATCTAATAGAGCTAGGTTATAAGTATCAATTAACACCAGACAAAGTAGATATATACGAATTAAAGAAAAGATTATGGAAGGCTCTGATTACAGTCAACATATTAGAAGGATTAAGATTCTATGTATCGTTTGCTTGTAGTTTTGCGTTTGGTGAATTAAAATTATTAGAAGGTTCTGCTAAGATAATTTCATTTATCGCAAGAGATGAGAGTCAACATCTTGCAGTATCACAAAGAATAATTAATAATTACAGAGAGATAGAAAACGATAAAACAATGTTAAAGATAATTAAAGATACTGAAAAAGAAACTTATAAGATGTATGATGATGCAGTAAATTCAGAAAAACAATGGGCAACTTATCTATTCTCAAAAGGTTCTATGATTGGTCTATCAGAAAAACTATTACACCAGTTTGTAGAGTATATGGCCAATCGAAGAATGAAAGCGATAGGTTTAGAACCTAAGTATGATACAAAGATAAACCCATTACCTTGGATAGATCATTGGTTAAATAGTAAGTCTATGCAGAATGCTCCACAAGAAACAGAGATAGAGAGTTACATCATAGGTGGAGTACAGCAAGACGTTAAAAAAGATCAATTTAAAAAATTCAAACTATAATGTTAATCAAACTTCCTAAAGTCTGTACTAACTGCGAAACTAAATATATTGTAGTATATGATAATGAAGTATATGACACAAAACCTATGGTATGTCCGTTTTGTAGTTATGAATTAGACGAGGAAGAAAGTGTCAAAGAAAACGATAATTGGGATTGATTATAGTTTAAACTCACCCGCCATTTGCGTAAGTACAAATGGAATGACTTTCAATAGTTGTAATTTCTATTATCTCACAAGTAAGAAAAAACACATAGGTAATATGATGAAAAACATTTTAGGTATTGAACATAAAGAGCACAACAATCCTATAGAACGTTTTGAAAATTTATCTAACTTTGTTTTAGACATAGTGAAACAATACGAAGACCCTAAAATTTTTATAGAAGGTTATTCTTTTGGTAGTAAGGGACAAGCTGTATTTCAAATAGCAGAGAACGGTGGTATACTAAAGTATAGATTAAAAGAATATGATTATAAGATACTAGTGCCAAGTGTTATTAAAAAATTTGCAACAGGTAAGGGTAACGCAGATAAACAAAAAATGTATGAACAGTTTACTAAAGATACTGAAACAAATCTTTTAAAAGTGTTTGATATCCCTACACTTAATAACCCTGTGACAGATGTCATAGATGCTTTTTATATTGCCAAGACAGGTTATGAAAATATTAAGAGCTAAAAAGTATATTGCCGAAATCGTTATACCTTTACAATTATTTAAAGTAAAGGATATAAGAATCATACCATCTACGGATTGGATTATAAATCGTTCTAATCAATTTGGTTATAAAGATAGTTTTGATAATAAGGGTATGATATATCCTATAGTAGTGAGTGATGAAAAAGAAGATTGGGTACAAAAAAGAATATTACCTAAAAACCCACATCATAGAGACGAAAATGGTCAATTAATAAAAGGTCTATATGTGCATGTGGGTAACAAGAGAGTATTATATGCTCAACAAAATAATTATGATATGATTGAAGGTTATTTTGTTAAAGAACAAAAAGATAAGACTTATATACAGAGACTACAACATATATCTCATACTAAGATACCAAAATGATTTACGCATTCAATACTAAACCAGCGAGCAGTATATTCATAAAGGCCTTTATAAAAAACTTTAAAAACAAATATTTTGATTTTAAAAAGATACCTGGTGAGGTAAGATATGATATTGATTGGCCAGAATGGAACGGTGATATACCAGAAGGAGTGGAAGTTGCGTTTCAAGGTATACTACGAAATACACATAAGATAAAAGATATCTGTAAGAGATTAAATAGAAAGTTTTATTATTTTGACCACCCATTTTTCTTTGCGTCTCACTATAAACCTCACCCTATACTAAAAGACTTATCTTATAGAATTATTGTAAACGAAGTACAAAAGAGTTGGTTAGATACAGATGATAAACATAAAAAGAGATATGAGAATATTTTAAAACAAACAAATAGCCCTGATGAATTAATTTTAAAAGACTGGCGAACAAAAGGGGATCATATACTTGTTGTTCCACCCACATACTACACGTCACGATGGTTTAATATAGATAGACATAAATGGATAAGCGATGTAATCAGAGAGTTAAAAACATTTACTGATAGAGAAATAAGAGTAAGGTATAAGTTTGTAAACAATGTTGACTTTGGTGATATGATAAAGAAACCTTTAAAAGAAGATTTAAAAGATTGTTGGGCGATTGTAACTTTTCATAGTCTGTGTTCAATAGAGGCTCTAATGAATGGTGTGCCTAGTTTTACATCTAGTTACTCACCGGCGGCACCAATAAGTTATGGGTTAGAAAAATTACATTTAATAGAACAACCTTTAATGATAGAGAGAGAAAAATGGTTATATTCTCTATGGGGGTCACAATTTAGTCTATCAGAAATGAATAGTGGATACGCTTATAAATATTTAAACAATAAGGAGTGATATGAATATAATTAAAAAATTATTTCTTTACATAAAAGAAAAACTAGAAACAAGAAAGAAATTAAAAGAACTTCAAAAAAAAGATCCTTTCTTGTACAAATAATGAGAGTCCTTGGTATAAATTGTTTAAATCACGATGCGGCTATGGCCGTGGTAGATGATAGAGAGATACTATGGGCTGCTCATTCTGAGCGTTATTCTAAAATTAAAAACGATCCAAATCTAAATGACGATATAGTAAGAGAGGCCTTTACGTATGGTCCCTTTGATAAGATTATATACTACGAAAAACCTTTCTTAAAAAAGTATAGACAGTTGTGTGCAGGGCAATATAGTCTAGCATTTGATTATAAAGAACTACCATCATACTATCTTAAACAATTCAATATAAAGATTGATGAGTACATCTCACATCACGAGTCTCACGCGGCTGGTGGTTATTATACCGCACCTTTTGATGATTGTAATATATTAGTAATTGATTCTATAGGTGAATGGGAAACTATTACTCTCTGGCGTAATATGAAAAGAATTAAGAGTTGGAAGTACCCATACTCATTAGGGTTATTATATTCTGCCGTTACAGACAGGATAGGTCTAAAGGCTAATGAAGAAGAATATATCACTATGGGT